CCTGCAGTTGGTGGTAGCGGATATAGCGTAGGCGATACCTTGACTTTCTCTGGTTCTAATTACACCAGTCCATTGGTATTGACAGTAACTGGAGCATCGGGAGGTGCTATCACCAGCGTGAACATCACCAGTGCCGGTCAACGCATTAGCAGCGTACCTAGCAACCCTGTAACACCAACCTCAACTAGCGGTAGCGGTATCAATGCTACGTTCAATTTGGGTTGGGGCGTCAACACTGTCACGATAGGTAACCAAGGTGCATACACCGTCAATCCTACGAACCCTGTGGGTGTTACAGGCGGTAGCGGAAGCAATGCAACGTTCAACGTTACCATGGGCTTCTTGACAGCTAATACCTTTAGCATCGATCCAGGTACTGGTAATCCAGTAACGATATATGTACCTGCTTCGCCAAACAACACACTTGCTGGTGTGGTATCGGCAATCAATGCTGCGTTCCCAACAGGGCCAATACTGGCTTCTGTTGCTACAGGCAATTATCTTCAGATTACCAACACCAATAACACGCAGTTCATAGTGAAAGACATCAGCGGAACTCCGTTGAATAGTGCTGGTATCCAGAACGGTTATGTGTTTGGACGCCAGTTGGTATACCAAGGTTATTATCCAAGCCTAACAGTCCCTAGCACTCTTGCACAGACTGCAGCGACTAACGTCTGGATCAATACAACCAGCCAGGATCGCGGAGCTAACTTGGTGGTTAGCAAGTACAACGGTTCTCTTTGGATCCAGGAAAACACTGTACCAAACACCGGTACTGTTCCATTGTACAGCAGCGACGCTGTAGCTAACGCTGCATTTGGTGCGCTGCGTGGCATTGGAACTGTATATGGACGCTATAACTACGAAGCTAATAGCCCAGCTATTGCCAACATAGTGCTCTACTACTGGGATGGATCTGCTTGGGAACCATTAGATTATACGGCAAATGCAACTGCACCAGTTGGCCCACCTGCTGATGGAACCCTGTGGTACAACACATACCTGCAGGTTGACATCATGGTTGGCAATGGTCAGATCTGGCAAGGTTATAAGAATGCATATCCTGCAACAGATCCAAACGGACCAATCATTGACGGTAGCATGCCTACTACACAGAGTGATGGAACACCGTTGGTTACCAACGACATCTGGGTAGACAGCAGTGCTACACCGTATCCTGTGCTTTATCGTTACGATGCAAGCACAAGCTCATTCTCGCTTATAGACAACACGAACCATTCTAGCCCATCGGGCATCATATTCACCGATGCTCGTTGGAACAACGATGGTTACACCAATGGTAGCCAAGCTCCTAGCGCCATGGTGGTCAGCAACTATGTGGATAGCGATGCTCCTAACGCCGAGCTATATCCAGCAGGCATGCTGCTGTTCAACACACGTTACAGCACATACAATGTCAAGCAGTATTATGTAAACTACTTCCCAACACTAAGTGCACCTTACGATAAAAACGCATGGGTAACAGCAAGCGGAAATCGTCCAGACGGAACACCATACATGGCTTCCTCTGCACAGCGCGTGATGGTCACTAAGGCACTAAATGCTGCGATCCAAAGCAATCAACAGATACGCGGCGAAGCCGTGTATTACAACTTGATGGCAACACCGGGATACATTGAATGCTTGGCAGACATGGTGCTTCTGAATACTGATCGCCAGGATACGTTCTTCATTGTTGCTGATCCTCCGGGTACGCTGCCAGCAGATACGACCAGCTTGGCAAACTGGGCTACCAATGCCGCGAATGCTGCAGGAGATGGTCCAGACGCGCTGATCACTCATAGTCCTTATGCTGCGGTGTATTATCCATGGGCCCTTGAGACTAACCTTGATGGTAACAACGTGTTTGTTCCGCCAAGCGTCATGGCACTTACGACCTATGCTTACAATGACCAGGTTGCATACCCATGGTTTGCTCCAGCAGGTTTCAACCGCGGACTTGTATCTGGCGCACTAAGCGTTGGATATCTCAAAGCAGATGGAACATACCAACCTGTGACGTTGAACCAAGGTCAGCGAGATGTGCTGTATCTCAACAGCATCAATCCAATCAGTTACATACCTAACAGAGGTTTGGTGATATTTGGTCAGAAGACACTGGATCCAATTACCACATTGTTGGATCGAGTCAATGTTGCACGCTTGATCAACTATCTATCGCGCAACTTGAACACACTGGCACAGCCATTCTTGTTTGAGCCAAACGATCAACAGACACGTCAGGCTGTGACCGCTGCGTTCAACAGCTTCATGGGTAACTTGATTGGTTTGAGAGCTATCTATGATTACTCAGTGGTTTGCGATACTAGCAACAATACTCCTGCTAGAATATCTGCTAATGAGTTGTGGATTGACGTTGCGATACAACCAGAAGTTGCTATCGAGTTCATCTACATACCAATCAGAGTATTGGCATTGACTCAGCCGCTGCCTGGAGGCGCTAGAACAACTGGCAACCAACAACAGGCAATAGGATAAAAACATAAACCGGGCTAAATGCCCGGTTTACCTTATCTGGGTAGTTGCTTGTTGTGCGGATTGACACTTAAATAGCTGCATGGATGAGTTGGAACAAAAGACTATAGATCTCAAGAACGATTTAAGTGCTGCTTTGTACACATACCTAGCAGGATTGCATGCTCAGTTGGAAAACAACACCAGCACTGAGATCGCAAATGATGTCGTTCTGACGGTGCTGAGCATGAATATAGGTCATGTTATAGGACAGCTTGATCCTTCTGCTCATAAGAGCAACATCAAGCTTGTCAATCAGATAATGAAGAATCAGATTACAGAAGTCAGCAAGCTTCATGATGCCAACCAATATGGCATCATAGGACACGCTTGAAGCAGATCATTTTACCAAACAACGTAACAAAGGCCTGATGCCCACAGGTTCGCCGTCCTGGGTCCTAGCAAGGTGTATGGCCTTTGTAGGCAACAGATCAAAGTCTTTGCAAACTTGATCATAGGCATTGCCATATTTTCTCCAAAAATATTCTGGTCCTAGCTCTTTCATGAAGGCGATACCAACATTGAGCAGGCTTTGGCTGACCATGTTGAAATCATTCATGATGGTGATAGCACCTTCGGGTTTTGATCTTGCAAATCTCAACGCTACTCTATCTGGACCAAGTCCGCCCTTGCTAAGACTTATGGCAAATGTCTTGATAGCAGGATGATCAAAGTCAAAATCTACATCTCTGCTACAGGTAATATACGCACCGTCTATGTGCACAGGAATTTCTAGCTCGGCGCAACGATCTAATATCTCTGTCATTCTTGGATGCACATCGCCGTAAAATGAAAACGGCATGCTTATCAATAATTCTTTTTTAGGATCAAAGGTATCTAGCTTTGTTGGAACTAAGTCTGGATTTAGTCTCCAATGATATTTGTATTCGCGTCTCCATATCATCAATCCGGTCGGACCGAGCCGCTGGTATAGGTCATCAATGAACTGTGTGCATCCCATGCATATATCTAATCGTTCAAAATTGTCATATCCTCTGAGATTACTCAGGGTATGTCCTTTGAGAAATTCTAAGAATACCTTTTTGAAATCATTGACAATATCTGCAGAATCTACTGGATTTTTCTGGTAAATATTGCTATAAAGACGGTTTATGCCATTGTCATACATTGGCTGAGGTCGATCAATTTGCAACCACTCTTTGGTATATTGTCGATCTGGACTGTCGCGCATGATATCAGTTTACTTGCTCTCTGCTAGGATGTATATATTATGATGCGCAACCGTTTGGAAAAATCCTAATGTGGTGTCCGTTGCCTTGGACTCATCTTGGAGTCAAAAACAACGGCGATCTTCGCATGTGCTCGCACAGCCAAAGTGCCGGCAAAGGCAACACGTTATTATGCAACAACGACGTGGTCTTGAACATTGCAGACCTTAGCGGTGCAGATATCATCAATTGTGATACTCTCAAGACAGTGCGTAGAGACATGTTGAAAGGCAAGTGGCCAGCGCAATGCAAACGCTGCAAAGACGAATCGCTAGCTGGTATTAACAGTCGAGATCAGTGGGAAACACAAAGGCATCTACAAAGCTTTACCAAGGAAATGGCACTGTCAATGACTGATCCTGATGGTACAGTCAACGGTGGATCTTGGCAGGATTTTGATCTACGCATAGGTAATGAATGCAATCTACGCTGTGTGATGTGCTTTGCCGGTGAGTCATCTAAATGGATTGATGTACACGAAGACATACTGGGCTGGGATTATTTTGTAGTAGACGGCAAAAAATATGACCTAGCAACAGCAAAAAATGCGTTTGGATGGTCAAAAGATAGGAAAAACATAGATGCGTTGCTATCACAATCAACAGATTTGATCAAGATCAAGTTTGGCGGCGGCGAGCCATTGTTGATCAAGCATCATCGCTATCTTCTCGAGTCGTTGATAGGCTTGGGGTATGCCGACCGAATGGAATTAGAGTACAGTTCAAACCTAACTGTGTTTCCGCCAGATCTATTTGATATTTGGAAAAAATTCAAGCTGATTAGGATATGCGGAAGCATTGATGCATTTGGTCAAGCCAATGAAGCAATTAGGTATCATACCAAATGGCCAACAGTTGTTGACAACCTGCGCATGTTAGATTCCTCAGACGATAACATACATGTGTTCTTATCAACTACGATCAGCATGCTATCATTAGAACATTACGGTGAACTCCTGTCGTGGATAGCTGATCAACACTACAAGAAAATCAAAGAAACAGTTAGCCATTTGGTATACAATCCAAAATACTTTAACATTGGTTTAATGGATAAACATCAGCTCATGCGCTGCATTGATGCATCGAGATCAAAACTAGATGGACACAAAAGATTGCTGCCAAAGATTGATCAGTATGAAACCATGCACGATAAAGTGCGCATGTCGCCAGACGAGCTTGCTGAGCAACGTGGTTATTTCTTGCGGGTTTGGGATAACTTACAGCTCAATCAAAGGCAAGATTGGGAAACGATATTCCCCATGGCTGCTATGACAGCAAGAGAATGGAAGGCTGATTATCGTGGCTGAGTGTTTTTGTCCAATACCGTGGAACTTTCAGGCTGTACGCAGCAATGGTGATCTACGAGTATGCTGTCAGGCAAATATTACAAAAAACAAAGGAGTTCTGCGGAAACAAGACGGCAATCCGTACAATGCTGCTCGCGACAATTTAGCAGAATCGCGCAATAGCGATCTGATGAAGAT